AGTTTTTTGCAGGCGGCTCAACAATTTGCACAGCCTTCTGCGGGGTCAGAATCTCCCACTCGTTCCACTCGTTTCGCCCCGTCGCCGGGTTGTAGATCGTGTGGCGGGCGATGCGGCCCTTGGCCTTGAGTTTTTCCGTCGCGTACTGAATGGCGCGATCTGAGCGCCGCAGGCGGCGGGCGATCTGGGGCACGCCCATGATGACCCGGTGCGTGCCGTTGTGGGCGCAACTCTTGAGCAGGGTGAACACACGGAACTCCGAGGGGGTTAGCTCGGCGTCGTCGATCACGGAGTTGTCGAGGAAGGTGCTGCCCCGACCGTTCGCGGAGCGGCCATACCACCCTTGGCGGCGAGAAATAACGGTATTTTCACAGACAAAGGAGTTGCGTTCTACGCATGAAAATGGTAGGTTCGTCATCAGCGTGATTTGCTTTCTGTCACCGTCCTTGGTAGGGGGGGTGGCTGGTAATTCGGGGATGATCGGGTTGTCTAGGCCCGGTCCCCTACAGTGGTAAGTGAAGGCGGCAAGAGGGAACTTCGGAGTTAGACCGAAGAGAACTCAAGCCGCCTTTGCCGCGTCTGGACGTAGCACGCGAACGACGGCGAACGTGGAAACGCGAAGCTGCGGACCCCGCAGAGGGGGCGTTGACTGCGTATGTCATAGGACCCAAACTTCCTCTTCCGTTCCGGTGAGGTTTGAGGGGGGTGGGGCTGGGTGACCCCACCCTCTTATCAAATCTCGCATGGCGCGGATTTGGTCGGGAGATCAAGCCCGAACATCAAGAGTGTACTACTGGGTAGCCCTGTTAGGGGGCTGAAAATTAAGGGGTTCCCCCGGAGTTAACCCGCGCAGGCATGGGTGGCGCGAGGGAAGTTCCGACGATGAAACACCCGATGAACCCTTTTAGTCAACCCCCCCGTAAAGTTGTACTTGAAGTTTGACCGCTTCATCAGTGAGGGGATGGAGCCTTGCAATCTGCAACGCAATCCATTCCCCTCGGTTCCGCTCCCCTAGCGTGATTTGAAGTCGTTAGCGAGACGACATCGTTAGCGAGACGACATCTCCAAGCGTATCAAATGGTGCGGCCCTTCGGGGCGTCCCAGCGGTCGCCGAACAGCTTTTGGACCATCTGGACGGTCTGCGCGAACGGCAGGCGGGAGTGCTCGGGGATGTCCATGAGCGAACTCAACTCCAGTTGCAGCCCGGTGCCGAAACGTAACACAGCCGCACACTGGATACATACTGTGTAATCACCCGGCACCGGCACGTCGTCCGCATGGGTCAGCGCACTGGTGGCGTCGAGCAGCTTGAAACAACGCGGGCAGAACTGACCCGGAATCCGCGTCACCCTGCCCTGCGTCGTCCACTCCGTCATCGCCCCGCCTTTAGATCGGACAGCTTTCGCATCTCCCAAAACTCTTCTAGCTCGTCGAGCGACAGCAGGCGGTCGAGATACTTGGGGTCAGGGACCTGCTTTGGTGGGCAAGGGAGTCCTGTGACCTCACCACCCGGGCTGATGTCGAGATCACGCGCTCGTCGGCACGCATGGACGAAGCCGAAGGCGCGAACGATGGCACCGCCGAGGAACCCGTCAGACGCATAGGAGAGATACCAGAACTGCGTCTTCCCTCCTGCGGCCTCGCGTTCTTTCGCGATCAGCACGGCCTCGCGCTCCCGAAGCTCGGTCAAGGTCAGCGTCATGGCACGATTGTAAGGCGGCACCGCCTACGTTTGCCAAGTCATTCGGCAGACTCAGGTGCTGCCGGGATGAGCAACTGGTTGGCAAGCTCGGCCACGCGCACGGCGTTGTCAACGCCAGCGCCGCGCATCACGCCGAGCAGATAGAAGAGTTCGTGGGTGGGGTTGGTGGGCTGGGGCTGGAGGATTCCGTTCGGCTTTTCGCTGGTGGGCTTATTCGCTGGCTTTGCCATTGGTTGTGCTGTCTCCGGTGATGCTGGTTATCTTGCGCTGCGGTTCGAGGGTGCGGTCGGCTGCATCCATGAGAATCATCACTGCCCATGCGTTGAAGCTCATCTTCTTGCGCAGGGCAGCACGTTTGAGTCGTTTGTTGTCACGCACCGAGAGCCGGATGGTCTGGTTGGTCCAGTCCACTTGCACCGACTTCGGGGTGTACGGCATCCGAAAGATTTTTTTCGCCATGTGGTCAATTATGCGGGTACGATTGCAGTCATGGCAACTGAAATAACCACTCCCCCCGAACAGGTCGTTACCTTCACGGTGCCGGGTCTGACCCCGCCGAGCGTCAACCACTTCAAGGTGCCCTGCACCTACAAGGACAAGTTCGGGCACCGCCGCAAGGGGATGAAGCTCACCGATGAGGCCAAGGCGTACAAGTGGGCCGTCGCCATCTTCGCCCGGGGCCGCACCGTCGCCCCGGCCACACCGAAGGAACGCGACAAGGTGCGCTACCGGGTGGAGATGACCGTGGTGCTAGGCCCGAACGTGAGACTGGACAGCGACAACGGCGCGAAGGTGGCCTTCGACGGGCTGCAAGCCGCAGGGGTCATCCACTCCGACGCCTTCATCAGCCAGCAGACCGTGAACGTGGTCAAGAACGACCGCGCCAATCCGCGGACCGAGTTCGTGGTGGAAAGACTGGAGCCGAAATAGATGGCAAATTTAGATTATGTCCCCGTCTTCTGTGTCGTAGACGGCAAGCCCGTCCCCGAAGATCGTAAGCGTCGGCGCTCGATCACATGCAGCGTCGAGTGCGCCCATACTCGCAACAACTACCTGCGGGCGCGTAAAGAACTCCGGGCCTGTAAATACTGCGCGGTGCCTTCTACTGTCGAGCAGCGCGAGGACTTCAAAGCGTGGCGGCGCGAGCGGCGTGCAGCCGAACTTGCGAGGCAGAAAGCAGCCAAGGCCGCTTTGGTGGTAAAGTGAAACCGCTCCCCTCGGAGCCGACGCCCTACGTCTTCACCGGACGCTATCTCGGTGATCGTAAGGGCCAACCCTGCCACCTAATCTGGCGACGTGGTACGACGGCCAAGATCATGTTTGCTGATGGTCTGGTAGCCACCGTACCCGCTTACGTTGTGCGCCGGGGTGTCACATGTTCTGCATCATCGTCATCCTGCTCGTCCACTTCATCCTCGTCCCGCTCATAGACCTCTGCCTCAATGAGCGGGTCCGTGTCCCCGTCAAAATCGCCGTCTACCTAGTCACCTTCGCATGGGTGATCTACACCCTCTTCACCGGAAGGATGTAAAGCCATGTCTGAGAAAAAAACCAGCCAGACCAAGAAAGCGAGACACGCCATGACCACCGGAACGATTCGCGACACAGTATCCACTCCCGGCAACGCTGCTGACCTTGTAGGGTCAGACGAGTTCAACCCGCCACACCCAGCCGACGTTCGCGCCGCGCTTGTCCAAAAGGCGGAAGAGAACGAGAAAATCAACGACGACGCCTACATGGAACGGGTCGCCGAGAACAAAGCGTATTACAACCGGGCGCAGGGCATCGTCGATGCCGAATCCGACGTGTCCGTGGCCGCGCAGGGCGGCAAGCACGGCGGCAAAACCGGGCAGGGTGCTCCGAACGAACTCTAGTTTGCGGAGGTAGGTCATGGACAACCCAGCAGCCAGCGCCGCAAAGGTGCTCGCGTCCAAGGGTGCGAGACTTCACACCCACGAAATGCACATCCGTCGCACGAAGAACGGCTACGTCGCGAAGCACGATCTCCGCGACTCCAAGGGCCAGCCGCCACAGGACGGACAGGACGCGCAGGCCGAGTACAACATGGCGAACCCGAAAGAACTCGCGGCGCACGTCGAGCAGCACATGGCCCCCGCCGAGCCGGATGAGCAAGAGCAGCCCGGGCAATGAAGTATCTGCGGGCAGCATGGTTCGCGTTCCGCAATCGCGGCGTCACCTTCCGGTGGGAAGGTGAGCCGATGAGCGCCTACCGCTGGTGTCTGCGCTCACTCAACGCACGACAACACGCGCAAAGGAGTAGCAGCTATGAGAGGACAACTCGCAGTCATTCGTTTTATCGACGCTAGCGGACGACCTATCGACCCCGGGTTTGGTGTGGACGGCGGCGGTATACCCGATCAGGGGTTCAACCCCGACTACCCCGATCAGGGTTTGCCCGGTGGTGGCCGACCCATCGACCCGGGCTTCGGCAGACCGGGCTATCCCGGGCGACCCAGCCACCCGATCACGCGGCCACCGTGGGAGGCTGGTGTGTGGCCCCCCGGCCCGGTGGACCCGGAGTGGGGAGTGGACGGCGATCTCAAGCCGTCGCTGCCCATCTACCTGCCCATCGGCCCCGATCAGGGCTTGCCGCCCATCGCCGGTCATCTGCCCTCAGTCCCCGATGCACCCCCGGGCACCATCTGGCCCCCGCTGCCGCCCAGTGCGCCAGCAGGCAAGACGGCGCTGCTGGTGTGGCTCGTCGGTGTCGGCTGGCGCTACATGGTCGTCACCATCCCCGTCTCTCCCGATCAGAGCTTGCCCGGAGGTCCCAACCAAGACTTGCCCGGTGGTCCTGACCGGCAACCCAAAAGGTAGTGGCACAGCATTTCAATTGGCGAAGGCTACGATCTCCCGACTCCGAGCGCGGCGATAACCGCGCTTGGAGAACGGAGCTAACGGCGCTGGTGCTCACCGATGACACGGTGCGCGAGGACGGACGCCGGGTGTGCATGACCAACCTGCTTGCGTTGTGTTACACACTCGGCTACTGCCTCGTCACGCCAGAGGTCCACCGCGAAGCCCTCGCGTTCTTCCCACCCATCGACCCCAACAAAACCGTCGAGCAGCTTCGCGAGGGCATCAAGCGGCGGCGCTCGCTGATGTACCCGCGCAACACCTACAAATCGACGCTCGACGTGGCCTACTGCGTGCAGATGCTTCTGCACTACTACATGACCATCGCGATCTTGATTCTCTCTGGCTCAAAGGAACTCGCCTTCGCCTTCGTCGATCAGGTGGCGTCGTTCTTCGCGAAGACACCGAACCGCCAGCCGACCCTCTTCCAAGCCCTCTTCCCCGAGCTATGCATCACCAAGCCGCCCAACAGCGGCGAGTTCACCGCCGCGCTGCGCCAGAGCGAGCCGCACATCATCGAGCCTGCGATATGGGGCAACTCGGTGGACTCATCGACGACAGGCTGGCACCCCGACGTGCTCATCCTCGACGACGTTCACAACAACCGCAACAGCAAGAGCTACGACTCCCGCGTTCGCGTCACCAAAGCCTACAAGCTCACGCGGAAGATTTTGAAGCCCACCGGCATCGAGATGAAGATCGGGACGCCCTACGGCCCCGGCGACATCTTCAACGACGAACTGCTGACCTCGCGCCCCGGCACCTACGACCGCATTTACAAACCGGCGATGCGCCTGCTGAACGGCGAGCGGCTGGACCCGAACGGGTTCCCCGAGCCGGATGAAGTGGAACTGCTAATCCCCACCATCCTAAGCTATGAGTTCCTGCGCGAAGAGTACGAGTCCGACTACCCGACCTTCATGTCCCAGTACATGCTCGACAGCTACGGCGCTGCGGAGATCGTCTTCGACGAGCGCGAGGTCCTTGCCGCTATGCAGGACGAGGACCGCGTGCCGCTCGTCGGCCAGCCCTTCATCCACTTCCGGCTTCCCTGCCGCTCGCAGAAGTGGACCACGGTGTCGGGCGCGGTTGGGCTGATGCACCAGTACCGGATGTACGTCGTGGACGCGGTGCAGGGCCACTACAAGCCATCGACGATGGCGAGGATGATGCACGACCTCGCCCGCAAGCACGGCACCCACGAGATCACCATCGAAGAGTCCCCGGGCGCTCGCTCGATGCAGCCGGTGATCGAGAACTATGCGCTCACGACCGGCTGGGCGATGCGGATTCACTGGCTGGAGTTCGAGCAGGATTCCGGCGTGCGCGACACGCGCATCCGCAGCATCGAGGCGATGATCTCGTCGTCGCGCCTGCTGTTCTCGTCTGCGGTAAAAACCAAACCGCTGCTCACCGGCTTCATCGAGTACGGCATGATCGAAGAGACAGGTTTGCCCGATGTGATCTCGCGGCTTGCCGAGCACCTGCCCGCGAGCATCGCCAGCGAAGAGGAAGAGCCGGAAGAGGCGTGGAGGATGATGCAGGAGCGCGATCACTTCAACATGGTCTATGGGAGAGGTCCTTATGCGCCAGAACCGGAACCGATTGAAGAGGCCGAACCGGAACCGGGAATCGAAGACCAAAAGTACACCGAGACGGGCCTTGAAATCTGTATCCCGGGCCTCGAATATTAAGCGAATCTAGCAAAAGTGCTAATTGCGCTAAATCAATGACTGGGTGTAAAGTCAGCGAATCGTAACGGGGTGGGAACGACGTAACCCTCATGGAGTGCGCGGCACGAAATCCGCCAACTTTGAGGAACCACAGAAATGGCGTCCCCCCTCATTGCTGACGGTAATTATTCGGCCCCCGTGCTTCCACAGGACGTGAGCACACCGCCGACCTTCGCACCGGACCCAAAATACACAGACGAAGCCGTCCTCTCCATCGTGGTGCAGGACTTCGAGACGGCAAGCAACTGGCTGACCAACAAGTTATGGGTGCTGCACTGGCGGGAGTCGAACACCCTCTACCAGTCCCCGCGCACGCAGGCCACCTTCGAGAACTCATCGGTGGCCCGCTCCAACGTTTCAAGGTTCGATGTCGCCAAGCAAGTCAACTCCCTAGCGCCTGCGATCACGCAGGCGATTTTTTCTGACCCCACACCCTTCGACATACGCCCGCGCCCGAACGTCCACCAAGACAGCGCCCGGGCGTGGAAGGAACTCATCGCCATCCTGCTCGACCTCTGCGACTTCAAGCCAGAGATGAGCTACGGCATCGAGGGCATGGTCAATCAGGGCACGGTGATCTTCAAGATCGGGTGGGAAGAGTACACCGAGATGGAGACGCGCTACGAGCGCAAGGCCGCGCCGCAGAGGATCGACATGCCGCTGGGCGGTCCCCCGGTGCTCATCTTCACCAAAGAGAGCGACGAGTTCAAAGAGGTAACACAAGAGGTTACAAAAAAGCGGCCGATTTTCGAGAAGTGTGAACTGGGAACGGTCTACCCGAACCCAAAATGGCACTCGCCGAATCAGATGTGGAAGGCCGGGTGGGTGGTGCAGGAGTTCTATCTCAACTACGACGATCTCAAGAAGCTGCGCCAGAACTCCGACTACGACATCCCCGACGATGACACCCTGCGCTTCATCTTCATGTCGGACACCGAGCAGACCGTTTCCCGCGCCACCACGCAGCGCACGGTCACGTCGAACCCCTCGATTCACCAAGCCGAGGGCGAGGACACAAGCTGGACCGAGGACCCGCTCGACAAGCCCATGCAGGTGCTCGAATGGTGGAGCGAGGGCGAGGTCCGCTGCGTGCTCCAGCAGAAGGTCGTCATTCGCAACGGCAAGAACAAGCTGGGGCGCATCCCGTACCTAAGCGCGAACTTCTGGAACATCGAGAACGCGGGCCTAGGGATGGGCGTTGGCCGCATCGCAGGAAGCGACCAACGAATTGACCAAGGGGTCACGAACGCCGCCCTTGACATCATCGCCTACGCAGTGCAACCGGAGTACGCCATCGCCCGGGGCGCGAACGTGCCGACACAGGAACAGCGGCGGCGGCTGGGTGGTATCCGGCTGGTGGACGGCAACGACGCAACCAAGGCGATCTCCGTCGTGCCGCAGCCGCAGGTGCCCGCCGATGCGTGGCGAATACTACAAGCCTCGACCATGACCGCCGATGCGACGACAGGCGCAGATCAGGCGGCAGTCCAAGGCTCACTCCCGGGCCGGGGCAGCAGCGTGGGGCGTTCCGGTACGGGGGCCGGGATGCTCCAAGCTGCGTCACAGGGCCGTCTGCAAGCGCCGGTCGAGCGGGTGATCGACGGGGTGCTGATTCCCTTCCTCGAATTTTTGTGGGACAACGTGAAACAACGTATGACAGCCGCCGAGATTCGCCAGTTGCTCGGCGACCACTACGCCGAAGCCCTCTACGTTGACTTCCACAACTTCTACAACGCCAACATCAAATTCGACACGCTGGCCGGGACCCGGCTCGCCGCCCGCTCGCGCATGGCGCAGGCGCTTCCCTTCCTGCTCGAAATCTTCGGCAATCAGGCGCTGGTGCAGCAGATGGGCCAGATCGGGTGGAAAGTTAACGTCCTTGAAGTGACGAATATGGTAATGGATGTCTCAGAGTGGAAGAACAAGCGCGACCTCATCGTGCCAATGACCGACCAAGAGAAACAGCAGATGCAGCAGGCCAACCCGGAGGCGATCAAGGCGCAGGCGGCGAGCGCGATGTTGCAGCAGAAACACCAGAACGACATGCAACTGGAGAGCCAGAAGATTCAGGGCCGCATCGCAGCCAAGGCGGTCGATACCACACACAGCAAGCTCATCGAATCGCCGCTCGACCGGGCAACCTCCTTTGCCGAGCGCAGCGCCGACGAGCGCGGGATGCAGTCGAGCCAGTTCTTCGGCAACCCGGGAGGGAGTAACGTCTGATGCCAGTCTCCGACCGTTTCATGCCGATTCCCCCTCGCCACCAGCGTGCGCTGGAACTTCTGCGCGAGCAGCGCAAGCACGACGGGCTGGGCTGCATTGGGACCGGCGCACTGCGCGACGACGACGACGACCCGTTCACCATCGAACAGATCGCGGGACCGCTGTTCGAGCGCGGCCTCATCGAAGACCTCACATGGACCGATCTCGGCGAAGGCGGGAAATACTTCGTGCGCATCACCAATGCAGGCTTGGTCTGCCTCGGCCTCGGCTACATGCTGCGCGAACCGCGTAAGGTGAGTGAGGCGGAACTCAAAAGGCTGGGTGCGGCAGACCAGAAGGAGCAGGAACAGGTCGCCGCCGATCTCAGCTTCGCGAAGAAGAGCACCAACCCCCACGACCCAAACGAAGAGAGAGAGGCCATCGCATGACGGCCCGTCGCAAGACAAACCTTCGCGTCATCGACAAGGGCACCCGCTACGACGTGACAGGAGGTTTACGCAGGCTGGTACGCCAAATCGAGAGTGGCGAAGTCAAACCACGTAACGTCGTCGTCGTGACCACACAGATACTGAAGAACAACGCCAGCCCCGCCGTCACGGTCCATCACTTCGGCCAAGGCACGACCGAGGACATTCACTGGATGCTGCTGACCGCACAAAACCGATTGGAGCCAGCGTGAGAGATGCCATCCGCACCGAACGGCGTTACGGCGTGACCGCCGCACTGTCACATGCCTCGGTGCGCAATCTCTTCGTGCTGCGCAACAGCGAGACGTGGGACGATGTGCTCGACGTGATGGAGCAGTGCTGCATCGAGGTCGAAACCGCGCTAATCAACACAGCGCCAGAGGACGAAGCCGCAGTGCTCGCCAACCACAAGATGAGTAAGGCCGCGTGGATGATCTTCACGCACATGCAGGAAAAAATTGACTCAGCTATTTCCCATCTGTCGTTTGCTGACCAACCCCTCGGCCCGACGCTTACGGACGAAGAGATGGAGCGCGAGAACATACTCGACCCACTCAACTATCCCGAGGCAGTCGAAGCCCTCGGCCCTTAAATGAAACGGAGATAGTGCAATGCAGAAACGATGGTTGAATGACAAACAACCCGACGAAAACGGCGACTACGTTCTCATAATCGAGAACAGCGCCGGTAACCGCGTCTCGACCTTCAAAGGCCAGTCAATCGACGAAGTGTGTGACGCGCTCGCTGATTCGCAGGTAGCTGCGAACCGCCAACTCGGAAAATTGCTGCGACCAGATCGCGGACGCGACCAGCCGCTGAAAATGGAACCCAAGGAGATCACGCCGACCGACAGGCTGCGGCTCTCCACGGAGATCAATGACCCCAACAGAGTCGTCGAGGCGGTGACCGAGATCGTGAGCGCGACGACCGGCGCACCGCTCAAGGAAGTCGGACGCAGGGTGGGCACCATCGACCAGAACGAGGCCGACGCCTACTATCGCGCCGAGGCCGAGGCGTTCGTCCAAGAGCACCCCGACTACTACCCGGTGCAGCAAAACCAAGTCCTGCTCTTTCAGGCGCTGGAGGCGAACCGCTACGACCTCACGCGCAACAACCTCGCCATCGTCTACAACGCGCTGCTGGACGACGGCAAGCTCATACCGTGGCCGGAAGAGACGGAACCGCCGCCTAATGGTTCGGCACCACCGTCCAACGGCAACGTAGAACGTCCCCGCAGCTACGCCAGCGGGCTGCGTTCGAGCGATGCTTCGGCATCGCGGCCAGCACCAACCAAACCGAGGCCGATTGTAACCAAAATCGAAATCGAAAAGATGTCCCGGTCCGAGTACAGCGAACGCCTTCGCGACCCTGTGTTTCGCAGGGCCGTGGACGCCCTACAGTAAGCACTATGTAACACGAACGCTCACACGAGCCAGCGAAGGCGGTCAAGACCCGCACGAGGACTAACCCTCACCCACTCCATCAGGGGGACACTCCCATGCGATCTTCGCCCGCCGCGCTGCGCGGAAAAGCGTTTTGCCGGAAGGTGCTGGTGCCGGTCATCGAGTTCATCTTCGGTGTCTGCGGCCAGTTGTTCTTCTGGACCTACGATGTCAGTCGTTACCGGCTCAATGGAGCCATCGGCATAGGGGTCAGCCCTGCGTCGAACCTCACAACTAATTTGCCGCAGTCCACGGTCACCCAGTTCGACAAAATTTTCGTCGAAAATCTTAAGGGTTCAACCCCGTGGGTCAGGGCAACCTCGCGCCGGATGCTCGACGAGCATAGTGGCTCGAAACTTGCACTCTTCATGTACCAGAACCTTGCCGCACCACCTGTAACACAATCGCCAGAGGGCACGATCGGTACGGGGTTGACCGTCACGGTCTTGCAGAATACCTCGACCATCGGCCAGTACGGGGACTACATGAACATCAGTGATTACGCGCTTGGGACAGCCATTGACCCCACGCTCGAAGCCCTCGGTGTTCAGATGTCTTACAGGCTAGCACAACTCATCAACACCCTCATCCAGAACGTCGCCGATGCGTCGAGCATCGTGGACCCCTCGGTGAGTTCCCTCTCCAAACCAGCGGGCACGCCGATCACCACCGTGGACATCACGGCGGCGGCGCAGTCACTGGCCGGAATCAACGCGCTGCCGATGGAGAGCGGCAACTTCTTCGGCATCCTCCACCCCTACTCGGTGGGCGATATCCTCGCCGACAAAACGAACAACTCGCTGGTGGACGTGGTGAAGCGCACCGCAGAAGGAATCGAGCAGTTGCGTGAGCTTCCAAGCCCGGACGGTGATCGAGTCCCGGTAATTGATTGGGGTGGCGTCAGCTTCTTCCAATCGACGTTCGTCAAGGCAACGCCGAACTATGACGCTGGCACCGAAACCGCGCTGCGCACCTACGTGGTGGCGCGAGATGGTGTCATCGGCATCAGCTTCGGGGGCAAGGACCATACGCAAATCGGTGAAGGTGAGTGGCGAAATTTGCAGGTATGGATTCGCCGCTTGACCGAGCCGACCGGGTATGACCCGTCCCGTATGATCGGAGGCTTCGCTTCTTACAATGCCATGTATGTCGCGACCCTTCCGCCTGACCCAGTAGTGCGTCTCCGCTACATCGACGCAGACCCGGGAATCACCTAATCCCATCACCCGAGCGCGGGGGCTTTATGCCCCCGCTTCGTGCTGGCTGTCAACAGCTTTGAAAAGGGAGACGCACATGGCAAACGATCAGGACAAGAGGAAGACGACCGAAGAACTCGAATCGCTCCAGCTAGAGGAAACCCGCTTTCGGGTCCAAGGGATGCGCAACGCTCAACAGATGCGTGTGGTGCGTGCGAAGTCGGTCGAAAGCTCGCTGCAACGCGAGGCCGCAGCCAACGCCCACCGGCACTCGTTCTGCTGGCACAAGAAGGGCGGGCAGGGTGTCGAGAATATGTTTCGCGGCAACGACTCCAACTACTCCGTCATCAAGCACCAGCGGGCCGATGGCGCGATCATCGTCATCTGCCAGCGGTGCGATGCGCTGTGGGAGCCACCGGACACCGCGCTCAACCGGCGCGGCGCATCATCGGATGACAAGAAGCTCTTCGCGAAGCTGCTCAAGGAATACCAGTGGGCGCTCAATCTGCCCACCGACAACACCATGAGCGGGTCGCAACTCTTCGCCATCACTCGCGATCAACCGGACATGACCGTAGCGGTCTAGTGAAGGCGGTGGGCCGTGGGAAATTCAACGATCACGTTGCAGCAGATCGTCGATGGTGTCTCTACCATCGGCGATCTCAACCCAGTGCTCGCCAGTACGGGCGGGTATGCGAACGAGCCTGCGCTCACCATCGCCAACGATGTCTTCGGCGATATGTTCGCCGAGCGGTTCCCTTGGAAGTGGA